AAGCTCTGGCGGATCGCCTGGAAAACCTGGCTGACATCATCAACGCCAACAAGAAATTGGTGATGAGCAAGGACACCTGTATCAAGCTCAACGAGTATCAATTGGACTGTGAAGCTCGTGCTGCTCAACTACCTGAACATCAGGAAATCCAGAAGAGCGAGCTGGCCAACCGCAACTTCAAGGTCTTGAAGCTGGCTGGGGCTTACGCATTCATCGATGACTCTCCCGAGGTCACCGAAGCCCACATCAACAACGCCATCAAGCTGGCTGAAGATTCGGGTGAAGCGTTTGCACGTCTGCTCTCACGCGACAAGCCGTGGGTGAAGCTGGCCAAGTACATCGCAGCAGTGGGTAATGATGTCACGCAAGCCGATCTGGCCGAAGACCTTCCTTTCTACAAGGGAGGCACTGGGCACAAGAACGAAATGATGAACCTGGCCATCGCTTACGGCTACAAGAACAACATCATCATCAAGAAGACGTTCGACAACGGCATCGAATTCATGCGGGGTGAAACCCTCAAGAAGACGGACCTGTCGAAGATGGTGCTGTCTTACACCGCAAACCCAGACATGACATCCGGGTACGTGAACGAACTGGCTCCGTTTGACAAGCTCCATCAGCTGACTCAAGCACCCGGTCTGCACTGGTTGGCTCACCACCTCAATGGTGGGTATCGGAACGAAGAGAACTGCATCGCAGGTTTCAACCTGGCAGTGATCGACATCGACGGCGGCGTGAACATGAGCACAGCACAGCTGCTGCTCAAGGAATACAAGTTCCTGATGTACACGACCAAGCGTCACACCGACCAGGAGAATCGTTTCCGCATCCTGCTGCCACTCAACTACGAGCTGAAGATGGACGCTCGGGACTACAAAGAGTTCATGTCGAACGTATTCGATTGGCTCCCATTCGAAATCAAGGATCGTGCGACCAACCAGCGCGGCAAGAAGTGGCTGTCCAACCCAGGTCACTACGTCTACAACGAAGGCGAAATGCTCGACGCCTTGCCCTTCATCCCGAAGACCAGCAAGAACGAAGAGCGTAAAGCCCTGTTGAACACGCAGCATTCCATGGACAACCTGGAGCGCTGGGTCATCAACAACATCGGTGATGGCAATCGCAACAACATGCTGTTGCGCTTCGCCATGATCCTGTTGGATGGTGGCTTTGGCTTCGACGCGATTCGCCAGCGAGTCATGGACCTGAACCAGAAGATCGCTGACAAGTTGGACGATTCCGAGATCCTTGGAACCATCATGACCACCGTCATGAAGGCCATCGCCAACCGGCCATAACGCACAGGCGCCTCCGGGCGCTTCTGCGAATCCATCAACAAACCAACAACCACAACATGAGTACCGTCAACGACCACCTCGTCCTGCTTTGCGGCAAGTCCGCAACAGGCAAATCAGCGTCCCTCATGGGCCTGAAAAACCCCGAGGGTGTGATGTACCTGAACTGCGAGTCTGGCAAGCGATTGCCCTTCAAAGCCAAGTTCAAGCAGTACACCATCACCGACCCGATGCAAGTCATCGAAGCCTTTGATGCGGCTGAGACCATCCCAGGTGTGCACACCATCATCGTGGACAGCTTGACCTATCTGCTGGACATGTATGAAAGCGTGTACGTCATCAACTCTGCCAACACCATGAAAGCATGGGGCGACTTCTCTCAGTACTTCAAAGTGCTGATGCAGCAGAAAGTTGCTGGCTCGACCAAACGGGTGATCTTCACTGCCCACACGGCCGACACGCTAAACGAATCCGAAATGCTGATGGAGACCAAGGTGCCTGTCAAAGGCTCCCTGAAGAGCAACGGAATTGAAAGCTACTTCAGCCAAGTGATCACCAGCAAAAAAGTTGCGCTCAAGGTTCTCAAAGACTACGCATCACCATTGCTGACGATCACCCCAGAAGAAGAAGCCCTGGGTTTCAAGTATGTCTATCAAACCAAGATCACCAAGGAAACTGTCAACGAACGAATCCGAGGGCCTCTAGGCATGTTCGACACCAAAGAAACCTTCATGGACAACAACATGCAGCTGGTCATGGACCGGCTGGATGAGTACTACGCACCCTGATCCCCAACCCAGTTTCCCTCAACGCCTCTCTCAACTTTAAACCTCAAGGAATACAACCATGTCCCTCTTCAAAGACCTCACCTCCGACAAAGAAATCGCCAACGAAAAAGACTCCATCGGTGGTGGCGGTGTTCTCGAATCCGGCCTCTACCCAGCTGTCGTGACTCTTGCCTATGGCATGAAGTCCGAAGGCGGTGCAGCCGGTCTGGTGCTCCACGCCAAGACCTCCGAAGGTCGTGACATTCGCCAGACGCTGTGGATGAGCTCTGGTACAGCCAAAGGCTGTGCCAACTTCTACGTGGACAAGCAGGGTGCCAAACAGTACCTGCCTGGCTTCATCACAGCAAACGCCCTGTGCCTGCTGACCTGTGGTAAGGAAATCTCGGACATGGATACCGAGACCAAGATCGCCAGCGTCTACAGCAAAGAAGCCAAAGCCGAAGTCCCGACCAAAGTCGAGATGCTGGTGGAGCTGCTGGGCAAAGACATCCTGATCGGTGTGATCAAACAAACGGTCGACAAGACCCAGAAAAACGACCAGGGTGTTTACGTGCCCACGGGCGAGACCCGTGATGAAAACGAGATCGACAAGCTCTTCCGCGCCAGCGATCGCAAGACCACTGCTGAGATCCGTGCTCAGGCTGAAGAAGCGACCTTTGCTGACACCTGGGCTAAAAAGCATACGGGCAACACCCGTGACAAGACCTCCAAGGTCGGTGGCGCAATGAAGTCTGGTTTCGGTGGTGCACCTGCTGCCAACGCAGCTGTGATGAAGAAGCCTGCAACCAGCCTGTTTGCCTGACTCGATCAGTTCCCAGATGCCCCTTTCTAGGGGCATTTTTCTTTTAAAAACCAAAGGAGTTCATGCGACTATTTTCATTCATACCTGTCTTTAGAACCCTTGCACCAGTGCTCTCACTGGTCGTACAGGGCTACCGCATCTACAAAGGCAAACGATGAACAACATCACATCACCCCGTACCGATGACGCCGGCATCGAAGCCATGATTCAAGCCAAAGGCAAGATCGCACCGCGTGTCACACCTGCCGACATTGAGGACAACATCGTGAGCTGCTACTTCTTCACAGCGGAAGAAGGCGTGCTCGGTGAAGAGCGGGCCAATGCTCGCCCTAATGCGGTGTACGAGCGCTCCCTATCCCTCCTGACCTTCTGCGTCCTCGTCCTTCGAAACGGATTCACCGTGACGGGCGAGTCAGCTTGCGCTTCCCCCGAGAACTTCGACGCCGAGATTGGCAAGAAGATCGCCCGAGCCAATGCTGTGCAGAAGATTTGGCCGCTGATGGGTTACGAACTCAAGTGTCGCCTGACCAACATCACAACCCACTGAAAGTGCTCATGTCTGAATCCCAAGCCAATCTCAATAAGGCACCAGACACTGTGGAGATCATCGACTTGGACCAGTTCGTCAAATTCCTGACGGCCTGGCACACCAAAAAGATCGCCACCCTCGAACACCTCATGTCCATTCCCGAGGGTACCGAGGTGCAAGTGGGCGACGAGGAACAGTCGGTGGCACTCACTGGTGATGTGCTGGCCGGCTTCAAGGCCGGAATCACTGTATCGCTGATCGAGCTCAGTGAGTTGCCTTTCCTGGCAGAAATGGAAGCCGATGCTCCCGTCCCTGCCTAACCATGGCAAGCTGAAGTTCGTGGGTTGTGACCCCAGTCTTCGGAACTGGGGACTGGCAGAGGCCACCTTTGACCTGGCCACAAGGAAACTCACAGTTGATCGGCTCTCTCTGACCTGTCCTGTTTTGCCTACGGGTCAGCAGGCACGACAGAACAGCTCTGACCTTGAGTCCGCGTACCAGCTCTACCTGGGGGCCATTGCCGCCGTCGCGGGCGCTCACGCAGTTTTTGTCGAAGTCCCGGTTGGCAGTCAATCTGCCAGAGCGATGGCTTCATACGGCATCTGTGTGGGCGTCCTGGGGGCTCTCAGAGCCAACGGCATTCCCTTCTTCGAAGTGACCCCGACCGAAGTCAAGCTCGCTGGTCCTGGCATCAAGACAGCGACCAAAGAGCAAATGATCAGGTGGGCAACCGAGAAGCACCCCGAGGCCAACTGGCCCACGTTCAAGCAGAAAGGCTTGACCGTGGTCAGTGAAGCCAAAGCAGAACACATGGCCGATGCAATCGGGACCATTTACGCAGGTGCAGCCTGCAACTCCTTCCTCCAAGTCCTGCCTTTCCTGGTAGGCAAAACCTGAAAGACCCCATGCGTATCAACATCAAGCAAACCGAAATTATCGCAGCCATCACGGCGTACATCGCCAGCCAGGGCATCAACCTGGCTGGCAAAAACGTCACCATCGAGTTCACCGCTGGCCGCAAAGAAGGTGGCCTCACCGCTGACATCGACATCGAAGACGTCGCACAGGTTCCTGACCTGGGCTACGACGATGAAGTTGTTGCAACCGCAGCAGCCGTCATCAAGACGGCTGCAGCCCCAGCCCTGTCCGTGGTGAAAACCATCAAGCCAGTGGCAGAAGAGGCAGCTCCTGTTGTTGCATTGGATACCGCCGAAGAAGAGGGTCCTCCCTTCGATGGTGGCACCCCGGTGGAAACCCCAGCTGAAGAAGCTGCAGTCGTGCCCCCCAAGGCCGGCAAAACCGTGGCCAGTGCCGGCACCAGCCTGTTCTCTTAATCGGCGGATAGGTGTGGGTCGTTAAGGCGATCGCCTACGCTTTGGCAATCGTCGTTGCAATGGCTTCAGCCTTTGCCCTAAGCATCCTCTCCATGGCTGCTGTGTTCATCTTCAAGATCATCTTGTTGGTGGTCGCAGTGGTTATTGGACTGGGCTGCTTCATCGGGCACTTGTGGTCCGAACGCAAACGCTGACCAGTACAAGCGTGACTCCCAGGAAAGACTGGGACCATCATTGAAACCTACCTGCCCAGTCCGGTAACCGTAACATCAAGTCCGGGTGCAAGAAAGTACTGACTACCTCGACAGGAGGTTTCAATGATGGTCTGCTATCCCCTTGAGCAAGGGAGCACGCACCGACCATCCAAACGCTGCAGCTCAGCAGCCCCACACATCACTTGAACAGCCCCGTGGCAAAGTTCACAGTAGCCAGGTCATCCAACGACTGCGGGAACTTCAACACACCATTCTCCAGTGGGTTGTTCCCGATTCGAGCGAGAGCCATGCTGTTTAGAACGATGGGACCCAAGTTCACAAAATTGCTCAAAGCAGCCAGAGTCAACATACGGGCTGGGTTGTCACGCATCTGCTTCTGAATCACCCGCTGGATGTAGAGGAAGTACTTCGTGAACATGGTCAGGCCCATATCGTCGGTCCACTGCAAACCACGGTGAAGTGGGTTGTCATAGTTCACGAACGCATCCCGCGCATCAATCCTGGCTTGATCTTTGCTGAGGGGGTTTTCCTTGCGGTTGGTCAGGTGTTGGTACAGCGTGTATCGAGCCACAAAGTCCGACAACTGGGTTGCTCGGCTCAAGCCCTGGTACATCGCTGTGTCGTGGGTCATGTAGATCTGCCGGCCAATGGCCAGCACGGTTGGGTTCAACCTGTTCAGAGTGCTTTCGGTGGCTTCCACCAGTGCCGTCTTGTACGAGTAGGTATCTTCATCTGCTGCCAGGTCTTCCACGATCGATGGCATCAGACCACTGTCGATCAACTCCTTCACCGGGTTACGGGCCAGCGAGTCTTCCAACAGCAAGACCCGTGCACGCATCTCGGCTTCATCACCCAACGTGTAACCTGAATCCAGCTTGATCTTCAGCTGGCTCAGCGCTTCGCTGTCTTTGCGGTAAGCCGTTGCTCCCTTGAGCGCAACCAGGTGGTGATGCACCATGTCTTTGATCGGCACACCGTTGACCCACAGCTGCGACATGTTCGACCAGATGTTGCCCAGTAGCACCACACCGGTCTTCACCACGATGATGTCTTTTGTCTCCTTGATGATCTCCATCCACACCCGCTCACCACGTGTGATTGCTGCGGCTGCGCGCTTGGCCATCAACTTGGCTTCTTTGCGGTCATTCCCTTCAACACGGCTTACCGCTTCGAAGCCCAACTCAACCACCTCCACAAACACCTTCTCAAGCTGGTTGCGCAGAGCTGGCTCCTTCTTGAAAGCGTTGGCCAGGCTGAGTTTGCGGTAGCCAAACAACAGGTCCAGCGAGTCCTTGCGAACCATCAGACCAGCTTCGCCCCAAACATCCTGAATCATCTTCTGAGTCTCGGGTGTCATCATGCGCCAGATCTCGCGCATCTCTGGATCGGACGACACCGGACCAATTTTCATGTAAGAGAACGACGCAGTGGCGAACTCCGAGTCGTACTGTTCCTTCATGGCTTTCACCACTTCGGTGTTCTGCTCCAGTGCAGTGCTCTTGTCGAAGATCGAACCAGCGATGGTTCCCATCACCTGGTCAAAAGCGTTGTTGCGCTTCAACAGCGTGTCTTTGTTGTCTTCAGACATCATGTAACGCCAGTTCACCACATCACCTGCGGCGTTCAACACCGGTGCCATCCGGTTACCCGCCATCTTGGTTGGATCGGCACGGGTACCTGGGTTGAACAAATTCTTGATCGCAGCCTGGCGCTCAGAAGCGAAAGTCACGTTGGCCATCAAAGCTGAATTCTCCAGACCCTGTGCAGAGTTCTGGCTCAGGTTGCCGTTGTGGCGGGTCTTGCCCTTGGCGTTGGTACCGGTATAGGACATGGCACCACTCAGGTAAGGCTGAAGGCCTGCGCCCTTCAGCGTGTACACGTGCATGACTTCGGCATCCGGGTCAGACACATCGGCCACCACTTGCCCACCCTTGACATAGCCCTGGTACTCCAGGTCCTTGCCTTCCATCTCGTTGGCCACCTTGGCTTCGATGTGCGGGCTGTATATCTCGGCCGTGTAGCCGTGCATCGCCAGCGTCTTGTTGCCACCGAACAGGCGATCCATGGATTCCTTCTCCAGCTGGCGATGGGC